AGGTTCTATTGTAGAATAGAACGGATGTTTTTAAATACATATTAATGATTTCAACAAGATTTTTTAACGATTTTAGGTAAGACGATTATCAAGAAATATCAACTTTTATGTTACTTGTTGTAACCCTCTGTGTATTCGCTTTTAATTACACAACCTATATACGGAAATGGGTTATCAAATCGGTCGAGTGGAATATTACGCATTTTTCGTTCAATAAGTTGGATATCCGTTGAAATGATTATTGGAAAAGCGACTGGGAACATTCCCATTCCGAGTATTGTCTGAAAAATATAGGTGCTATAGAGGACTGGATATTTATTGTCGCGATTTTCCAAGTATGGATAATAGTATAGACCACGAAGAGTTAAGTAGGTCACGGAACCACAGAATATTTTAAATGAACGGGGGATTTGAGACATCGGGACAATTCGAATACAAATGTTCTATAATATGTATTTGAATTGTTATCTTTATGACCTTCGTCGCGATTAGTAACGACGAATGTTTTCGCTGGTTTGCCAACCGACGGAGATAGGATAAGTAGGAACTGCAGTGACGTGTGGGAAATGTTGGACACGTTCGTCTGGTAATTTGACGTTTCCTTGTGGTTGCGATACGCGTTGTTCGACTGGAGTTGGAACACAAGGACGATGGTTATCTTTAATCATCAATCGTGAATCGATATTCATATGGAATTCAGGAATGACTTGTTCTTGTGGGTCTTTGCATAACCATTCCCAACGATTAATACCTGTTCCGCGAAGAGTACATGGCGGATTCATTAAGCGACTTGGTTCGGTAGTTTGGTTACAGTCACGGAAGTGCATCAAGTTTGCATCGGTTGCACGTTCGCCGGGTTTTACATTGGAACAACGACCGGTTACACCTTGACCGCAAGGCATACCAGTATGGTCACAAGTTGAACCAGCACATTCTGGATGGTATAATCTCATTGGGTCTTTTGATGATTTGCGGTTAAGGTTCATTAATTCCGAATCGATATCGATTAACGGAGTATCGCGAACAATCGAACCACCTTGTGATTGAATACGAACAAAAGGAGAAGTTGGATAACAAGGTTCGCAGGAAACGTATGGTTGTCCTAACATATATTGACCGACTTTCATAGATTGTTCTATTTCTCTATTGTATGCCCCTTCGTCATAAGCAAGTTTTGTATAACTCATTCGGTTTGGTATAGTATATGGTTTATATTATACTATAACAATAGAATAATTTAGAGAATCTGCATTTATTTGCGTCCCCATCGTAGGTAATCTTTTCCACACGATTCAATTGGTGGTAATTGAGGAACGACTAATGGCGGATAGGTAATCATCTGACATGATGGAAGATGCATTTTGGTTTCCGAAATAGGTAATTGACGATGTGGGAATTCGTTACTTGGGCACTTGGTTGCAGTGCGTGTTTGACCGCGTAATTCGGTTTCGATATCGACTAAATTGGTCGCATTGTGTGACACAGTTGCACCACCTAAAAGACCGAATTCGTGGCGACATTTACTGCAGTGTTCGTATTTTAATGGATTGACGATGTATCCGAATGGAGTAGTTCCTTCGCGGACTTTGTTTGAATAAGTATCGGCATCTTGTGATAGACGTTGTAATGCAGACATTCGATAGGTGTGTTATGTATTAATATATAATAACTGGAGAATTTCGTTTTGTTTGATACTGAACGTGTTGCGATTATTCCTTTTTCTTCCACATCTTGCCGTCGTAGACATAACCTGCACTTTCTAAATAGTCGATGTTACGAATGACTTGGCGCGAACCTTGACCACCACGAATCCAAGCAGGGTCGCTGTCTTCTGGGATAAGATGTTGTGGATTTTGGATATTTTCGCGTAAGCACGGTAATTGAGGAGTATATTGATGTTCGATATGCATATCACTCAAGTTGTTACAAGCACGACCTTGGAATGTAGATTCACCTGCACGTAAATATGATTCTTCACAAATATTGCCGACACCGCGACCCATGTATGGAACAGTTACGTATGGACGAGTATATAATTGTTGGATTAAGCGTGGATTGGTTTGGTTCTTTGCATTACGTAATTGTGAATCAAGGTCGATGTTACAACCGTTCATCGAAGTCCAACCGTGACCGTCGCGGAATTGAATGACGGGTTGTTCGAGACTGACGTTCTTTGCGTGTGGTGCTTCACATTGACAATCATGGAAGTTTGTCGTGAAATAACGACCAGGACCTTCGGATTGGCGGACACGTGTATCTAAATAGCAATCATCTTCGCGAAGACGAGTTAAGTTGAATAATTGAAAACCTTTGTCGATATAATTTGTGCAATTCGATGATGCAGGTGGTGGATTCATTGTGTAATGTAATTTATATATCAAAGAGATTATATTATAGTCATAGGATATTTTTCTATTCCACATGACGATGCGTCGCGCAATTAGGTGTAGAATTGATTACGATAGTTACTGTCGCGTAATGGATTGTAGATATTGGCATTACATTGAGCACCGTTACCTTCTTTACATGTTGGTGGTGATTTATATAGCCAATTTGCAAACTTATTCTGTTCATTTGGTATGGTTGTGACAGGCATCGTATAAAATTGGCGTTGCGAACTCATACGGTCAAAGATATCTTCGACGTCTCGATAGAGATTATAGTTGAATTTATCGTCGATGTCTTTTTGGAGGCGTTCATTCGGATACGCGTTCAGTTTCGATAATGCTTCGCGATTTGGATTGTCATTGTAGTCCGTCAATAAGACATTCATATATGGATTATCGATGGTCGGTTCGACGATATTCTTTTCGATGCCGTCTTGGATAACGGTAGTGAAACCTTCTTTTCGTTCCTTTTCGAGACGTTTGTCCGATGATAGAAAATAGATGACATAGGTGAATAATAGGGTTCCGAAAAATAAAAAGAGTGGTTTCGTATTCTGTTGATAGAGTGCGACGACGACTGATAGATACAACATGAAACGGACGACCGAATTGAGTTGTTCCGTAACAGTCATATCGCGTGACGGGAAGAATTCCGTCAGGCGGTCTTTACGGAATAATATGGTCACGTCATTGAACCAGAAAGGGTCCCGTTGTTCATATACTTTCATTGTTAAAAGAGAATGTGATTGCGATTGCGACGATTGAGACATCTCACACGATTTACTACACTACAGAGGTATCAAGTTACTTAAGATAATCACAGTTTTTTTCTCGACGGATTGCAATTGCGATTCTTCTCTGAATTTTCAAATAAACGAATGACCCTACTATTTTTTATGATTTTATCTACGTATCGTATTCGTTATGTGTATTTTATGCGACACGCCACCTGATGATATAGATAACGAATCATTGATGATATCTTGTGTGAATATTGACACAATACCTTATTTACCTCATGTTCATACGCTATTCATTGAAGAATGCGACAATCTGTTAAACATACCGCGTCTTCGCAATCTTCGAAAGTTGGATATCATCGATTGTGAAATGTTTCACCGCCTCCCATCATGCAACCGACTGATGGAACTATTTATTTCGAATACATCCATACAATTCCTTCCGTCGATGGGTTCTCTTGAGATACTCGATATACGCCATTGCCAACAATTTAAAACGATAGCAGGAACTATGCCGAATCTGACAACGATGATTGTCATACAATGCGACCAGTTTGTTCTACCTCCACCTGAAAAAGTGCCACTGCTGTTTGAACTCGAGATGAAACGTAGTTATATCGAGACTATACCGAATTATCCATTGTTGAATTTTCTTTCAATTGATAGTATGTATCTCTTATCCGAGATTCCGCAATTCGACAACCTCGAATCACTCATCATCATGGATTGTATGTTAATTGCAAAGATACCCGCAATACCGTTATTGTATAGGTTGTCTATTTATGGAACACATGGATTTCTTGAAATACCGGGTCGCCCATCGGACCTTCCGAATTTAACCATATTGCATATATCGAATTACTGGGTTCGGCATATTCCTGCTTATCCGCGATTACAAAAGGTGCGTTGTCGTAACTGTCCTTATTTACAGGATGTTTCCGGAATGAACTTGATATTACTCGAGATAAACAATTGTCCTCAGGTATCCGCAATGCCGACGACAATCGATGAACTCGAATACTTTGAGTGCGACGAACGTTCGCCCCTGCGTGTATATATGAATTTCTTTATCTCGAATCCCGGAAGGACAACTGAAGAAAAACGACGATATGACCAAAATATGAACAAGTTACATTATCTACAACACAAGTTTCGCGATTATTTATCGAAACGTCGCATCCGCAAGTTCCTATCGCTGTGTTTCTCGGAAAGTTTTTGCGTTAAATTCTGGAATCCTGACGAAATGGGAGGACGATGGTGTATTAACCGTCTGTATCGTTTTTGTAACCAACTATCGGAAATGCGAGGACAAATACATGGACAAATTGATAATTGATAGGATATAGATACAACGTATTCATAAGATGAATAATTTATGAATAGGTTATTATTGAACTAATTGACTAATTGACACGTTCGGGTGGTGCAAATCGTTCGTTTCGATGTGGTCTTTCACGATGTTCGCGGTCGCCTCCTCCATTACTACCGTAACGGTCACTTCGTTCCCCGCGTTCGCCTCGGTCGTATCGTTGTCTTCCATAGTCGCGTTCTGGTCGGTCTCCGCGGTCACCTCCGTAACGATCACGATGACCACCACCTGAACGAACACCGTCCCATCGTTTTTCACCAAATTGACTATTGAATTTTATCTTTTGCTGTTCGCGTTCGAGGTTGTTTGTATGGTTTGTATATAATGCGTCTGTCGGATTTAAAAAGGATAATTCGTTCGAAATAATACTCGTTTGGTTATTGACGCAGTCGTTATTCCATATCTTGACGATACAGAAATTCTTTTTCGGTGAAATAGAGATACCATTTACGGTCATTGCCATATTCGTATCCGCACATATCGTCTCACCTATCATATACATGCACAATTTGAACCAGATGCTTTCTGCATCTTCCTTATTGATTTTGAATGACCATACGCCACCATTTGTATTTTCCGGGTCTTCCCATAGCGGTAAAATTGCGCGTCCATTTTTCTTTCGCATCATAAAAAACATTCCTTCATGAACAAGTGGGAGACATTGGTTCCAAGAATTTCTCAATACAAGGAAATCTTCGATACATGCGAGTTCCAATATATCTTTATAACTTTCTTGTGTCCAAGTCTGGTCCGATGGATTATGATACCACACAACCCATTCACTATGTAATGGATGGCGTTCGGAAGGTTCATTTATATCCACAGATTCCATTTTCTCCGCACCTTCTATTCCGTTACTAATACATGATGTTCCGATTTATATCTTTAATACCTTTTATGGTCGAGATAATAGATTTCCATCTTCTCATGTTCTGCATGTCCATAATGCGGTGTATATAATTGTACTTGATGATAGGATATCGCGCACGATTGAATAATCGCATGGAACTTCGTCGCATTGACACAATCCTGTATAATTGGTTTCACTCGTCGTGTATTCGTGCGTTGTTGGGTGACATACTTTGAAATCACATAGACATGTATTTCCTTAGCGGAACGTGTGTTATTTACATTACCCGATATACCATTGTTTGCATCAATAAAACGAACAACAACCGGTAATTCCATCTGGCATCTCTGTATGTCGTCATCGATGACGTCACTACCCGATAACGGAATCAGTGGTTCGACACTATTTAATACAGTCTGATATGAATTTGGAGACCTTGGGGCATCCGGTCCAGTGTCACGAGTCCCATGAGTGTCAGGAATCTCAATTGGAACTGGATATGGAACTCGAATCGCAAATGATGTATATTGGTCAGTAAATTCGGAGTTTGCAGTCCCGCTGGTGGAATCAAACTGGTGTTCGGCACGTCCGACGACACCTCCAACAATCTGATTACAATAGAACATGAAATTCAACCGGTCTTCATTTATTGTATCGACAACCTCCCTTGAGGTAACCCATATAATACGCGTTGGTTCAGTTGAGTTATGTCCGGACCGATGTTTATCATTTACGTGCATTAGTATCTTTGCAAGTTGGTTATGTAAATTCGGCGGTATCGAGCGAACGCGTCCATTTCCACTCAAGAACGGTATCGTATTCGACACAGTAGATAATTCATCGTCAGTATAGTTTGGAATAAAATAAGTTTCTGCATTATGTATCGGATTAGAACGACAACATGGACACTGTATATCATCACCATTGTGATACCGTGTTTCCCATGTTGCCATTATACATGAGCAATGGTAAATAGATTGACAACACCCGGAGACATATAAGGGTCCGAATAGTTCATCCATACATACGGGACAACTATTTGCTGTTCGATTTTGGATAAGGCGATAGGTGCGCTGACGATTATATGCGATACTGATACGGACGTCATCATCCATTCGACGACCTATCAACTTGTAATAGTTTATTAACATCGTCGTTTCTTTCATCATGGTATCAATCGCAATGTCAAGTGTTGGAAATGTTTTATAATGACGATACAACTGGTTTAATGTCGCGATACCGTCCGTTGTATAGAGGTATCGATTGATGACTGTACGGATAAGACGGTCACACATTGGAGTGTAGAAACGAACATGATTAAATCGTGATATAGCAGATGTCATACGACGGACAATAAAGAATAATACGTCCGTCCAACGATTCACGAATATTCCCGTATTCAAACAATGATACATCTTTTTTCCGTCGGATTCCGATGCCGAGGTCGAGACCGATGCCGAGTCCGAACCCGATTCCGGTAGGTCTGTAGCGTCTTGATATACAAAGTTGAATAGTGTTCGTTGGAATAATGCAGGTATCCATCCGCATGCAAACATGCCGTCCGATACAACTTCCCCTTCATACACCGATAGATTTCGTTTCGTATGAATATACGGTTCTCCGAGTGACCGCGTTATATCCGTTCCAGGATTATTCATAATAAACAATTGGACGTGACGATGAATATTGTGACGATTGAGTTGATTGTCTATATGCGCCTTTGTATAATGCGACATTCGTAAATAAAAGTCATCGACGGTATCAATTTGTTGTAATACCATGTCGTCAACTAATTCAACGGGTTCATCCGCGTCCTC